CCAACAACACTTAATAAAAAGCAAAGTCTTAAACAATTTGACAGGAACGTATGGCGAAAAGCTTATAGTTGCCTTTAACAACAATGCAGAAAGCAAGACAACGGTTGATGCGATGCCTGTAAACGATGCACCCGACTTGTATTCTACTTTAAGTACAGAATGTCGTGAAAAAATTATGTTGTCTCATAATTGTACGTCACCTTTGTTATTTGGAATAGCAAATACAAGCACAGGTTTTAGTAGTAATTCAGACGAACTGAAAGACAGTTTCGCACTATTTTCGAATATGGTTATAAAACCGATGCAAGAAATGCTGATAGATGCCTTTGATGAAATACTTGCTTACAACGGAATCAGCTTGAACTTGTACTTTAAGACACTTAAGCCACTTGAATTTATAGAAATTGGTGTTCCTTTAGACGGTGAAGAACTTGAAGAAGAAACAGGTGTAGAACTAAGCGACATAAACAAGGACTTACAAGACTTTATAGACTTAGGTGAAGAACCAAAAGAAGATTGGCTTTTGCTAGATGAATACGAAGTAGACTACGACATCGACGATAAAGAGAACGAACTACTTTCTAGCGACATAAAAACGGAACTATCTTTTAAAGACAAATTAATAAACCTAGTTTCTACAGGAACGGCTTTTCCAAACGCTAAAGACCCAAAACAAGACCAAATAGTAGACGGTGTTAAGTTTATGACACGCTATGTTTATGCAGGTGAAATAAAAGACAATACAAGACTATTCTGTAGAACTATGCTAAACGCAAATAAAATCTATCGTAAGAAAGATATATTAGCGATGAAAAACAAAGCGGTTAATCCGGGATGGGGGCCAAGAGGCAAAGACACTTATTCGATATGGCTTTATAAAGGTGGAGGTAACTGTCACCACTTTTGGAAGAAACAAATTTTTGTAAGTTTTGAAGGTACAGGAATTGACGTTCGTTCACCTTTAGCGCAAACGGTATCTATTGAAAAGGCACGAAAATACGGCTACTCAATAAAAAACAATAGTGTTTTAGTAGAAAGAAAGCCAAAGGATATGAAGAACAAAGGTTTTCTACCAAGTAACAAAAGAAGATAATAATGGCAAAAGCACTTTTAATTTCACGAAACGATGTCGTAAAGTTTACTACTGTAAACGGTAACGTAGACGTAGATAAGTTTATTCAGTACGTTTCTATAGCACAGGACATACACATACAGGGTATGTTAGGCACGAAGCTACTAGAAAAGATTCAAGCAGATATTATAGCAGGTACTCTAGCCGATCCGTATTTATCACTTCTAACGACTTATATTAAACCGTGCCTTATCCACGCATCTATGTTAGAATTTCTTCCTTTTGCGGCTATTACAATAGGCAACAAAGGCGTATATAAACACGGTGCAGAAAATAGTGAAACGGTAAGTAAAAAGGATGGGTACTTTAAAATACAAACCGAAAGCAAAAAACGTAAAGCGTTTAGAATTATATTTAAAAAAATACTATGGCAGACATAAGGATAAGTCAGTTAACGGCAAAAAGTAACAACCTTGAAAGCACGGATTTATTTGCTATTGCAGAAAGCGATGGTAGTGGTGGTTTTGTATCTAAAAAGATAAGCGGAGCACAACTAAAAGATAGTACGCTAAATGAGCAAACGGTAACAACTTATAACCTTGTTTTAACAGATGCCCATAAAACGGTTATAATTACAAACGGTAGTTCAATAGATGCAAGAATACCTACAAACGCAGGTACAGCTTTTCCTATTGGAACACGGATTGAAATAATACAAGGCGGTGCAGGTCAAATAACGGTAACACCAACATCGGGAGTAACGGTAAATTCAAGCGGTGGAAAGACGAAACTTGCAGCTCAGTATGCAGTAGCAACAATATTAAAAGTGGCGACAGATACTTGGTATTTGTTTGGAGACATAACAACATAAGAAAATGGCGAATACAATAGATTGGGGAGAAGCTTCAGTAAACAATACAAACGGCTACGGCAAAGGCGCAATTAATAATACTATTCGATGGGGCAAAATATATGAGTCAAGCGCAAGTGGAGAAACTAATATAGGAACCGCAACTACACCTTCTTATTCAAACACTAAGTCGGTAAGGTTTGACGGAATTGATGAATTTTGCGAAACGGCATCAACATACTCAGCACTTGATGGCGCAACTAAAGCAAGTTTTTCGATGTGGCTTAATCCTACCTCAAGTAGTTTAACACTAAGACACGTTTTTCAAATCGGAGACGGTTCAGGTAGTGGAGTAAATGGTGTATGTCAGTTGTTTTTATTTCAAGGTAGTAGATTAGATTTTAGCGTAAATAGTGGTAGTACATTTCTTCGTGCAAACATTAATTCTTTGACGTACGGGAGTTGGAATCACTTACTTATTAGTATTGATTTCGACACAGGAATATATAAATTCTATGTAAACGGAGTTGACGAAACAACAAGTAAGAATTTATCTCCTTTAAGTTCTTTGCCTACTGCAACGGAAGGTTTAATGATTGGGCATTGGTTTACAAATCGTTATCACGAGTTTTTAGGTGCAATAGACGAATTTGCAATTTGGAGTGGTACGGCTTTAACATCAAGCGATGCTACGGCCATATATAACAACGGTCAACCAAATAATTTGAATGATAGTAACATTGTTGCAACTGCACCAACCACTTACTACCGCATGGGAGACGGAGATACATTCCCGACCTTGCAAGATACAAACGGTAGCGCAGACTTGACTATGAATTTTATGAGTGACGGCAATATTATATCTAACGTACCAACATAAAGAATAATAAAAAATAAAAACAATGGCACATTTACCCAACGTATACGCAACAATATCTACAAATGATATCGACAAGGTAGACTTTACACAAGTACCCGAAAAAAATAACAAATATTTAAGATATTCTTTAGACCGCAAAGAGTTTATTATAAAGTGGTTTGACGAACACGAACCTACCTTTATAAGTGACGGAAGCGTAGAGATTTTACAAGCAATGAATCACGAAGAAGCTTTGCAACTTATGGCTACCGATAAGTGGTCTGAACCTTTACCTGTAGAATAATGCATACGAAAGTTTTAGCAATATTATATTTTATAACCGGGTACTTCGCAGCGTTTAGTTTGTTTTGGACTAGTGCTTTTCACTTACGATGTATTTCGTGTTTCCTTATAATTTACTTAACTTTCCAACTAACCGAACAACTAGAGCAATGAAAATACAGTTACTTTTGCTACTAACTAAACTAAACAACTATTCCATGCAATTAATCGCAATTGTTAGCAGCTTCTTTTTGCCTATTTCAGGCATACTTATTTTAATCGGTGTTTCTGTAATTCTTGACACTTTAACAGGTGTATGGAAAGCACGAAAACTTAAAACGCCTGTCACTTCAAGAAAACTGAGTGCGATCATATCTAAAATACTTCTGTACGAAGTTACTGTAATGTTATTCTACTTGATAGACTACTTTATTTTGAACGACATAGTGTTAACATTTTTTAGTGTTGAACTTATGACGACTAAAATATTAGCTTTAGTTTTAGTAAGTATTGAGGTTATAAGTATGAACGAAAACGTAAAAAGTGTAAATGGCACGGATATTTGGAAGTCTCTTAAGAACCTATTTGCAAGAGCCAAAGAAGTCACACAAGACTTCAAAGACATTAATGCGAAAGATAAATAAAATCATTATTCACTGCAGCGCAACGCCACAAAACAGAAAGGTTAGCGTAAGCACAATAAGAAAGTGGCACTTACAACGTGGTTTTAACGATATAGGTTATCATTATGTTATACACCTTGACGGTAAAATTTCTGTAGGCAGACCAATAGAAAAGGTTGGGGCACACTGTGCGTATGAGAATCGTGGTAGTATCGGTATTTGTTACGTTGGAGGTATGACTAAGGATATGAAAAAACCGAAGGATACACGAACACAAGCACAGAAAGACAGTCTTATAAAACTTATGCACGAATTAATATACAAGTACAACAAAGATATGACGATTCACGGTCACAACGAATATGCTAACAAAGCTTGTCCGTGTTTTAATGTACAAGAAGAATATGCGAATTTATAGCTTTATTTGCGTTTTAACGCTGTTTAGTTGTTCTGCTAACTATCACTATAGGAAGGCACTTAAAAAGGGCTTAGAACCGCTTATTTCAAGCGACACGATAAGAATAGCAACAATTGATTCAATTCCTGTAGTGAAACACGACACGATTGTGTACGAAAAATACTTTAGTAGTAAGGACACAATAGTTCACTATCAGAACGTGTTTGTGCCTAAAACACGATTAGAAACACGAATTGAATACAAGATACACCGAGACACTATACGCCAAGTAACACGAATAGAAGTACAGAAAGCAAAAGCAAGTAAAAAACCTAACTATATGTGGCTGATTATTGGCTTGTGTATTGTTGGTGGTTTTCTGTTTATAGTTGGCAAGGTAGTTAACAAATATGTATGAGCGAAAACAGACGATATAGACTTAAACCGGACGAAGCAGAAATACTCTTTAGATATAGAGGTTTAAAAGAAGCTGCAAAAGATGCAGGTGTAGATGTCAATAGCGTAAAACACGGATGGCTCAAAACAAAACAAGCAAGTCTATTTTTTAAGAACCCACTACATAAAGACGATGCCGAAAACAAACTAGAAGAACTGAGTAAGAAGCTTGTAGAAGATTTAAAAGAATTTGCACCTAAATTTCCTAAGTTAATACGCAAAGAAAAAAAGAAAGATTATCTATTAGTAATTGATCCTGCAGACATACACATAGGCAAACTAGCGGATAGTTTTGAAACAGGCGAAGACTACAACAACCAAATTGCCGTTAAACGTGTAAAAGAAGGCGTACAAGGCATCTTAAACAAAGCGCAAGGGTTTCCTATAGATAAAATTTTATTTATTGGTGGTAACGATATTCTGCACATAGACACACCGCACCGTACTACGACTTCCGGCACAAATCAAGACACTACAGAAATGTGGTATCGAAATTTCTTAATTGCAAAACAACTTTATGTAGACATATTACTACAGTTGATTTCAGTAGCTGACGTACACTTTACTTTTAACCCAAGTAATCACGACTATCAAACAGGTTTTTTCTTAGCAGACGTTATAAAAACGTACTTCAGAAACTGCAAAAATATAACCTTTGACTGTTCAATAGCACATCGTAAAGGTTATAAATACGGACAAAACTTAATAGGCACTACACACGGAGACGGTGCAAAGCACCAAGACCTACCTTTGCTTATGGCAACAGAATTTCCTATGGAATGGGCAGAAACTAAACACAGGTACGTTTACACGCACCACGTTCACCACAAAACACAAAAAGACTATTTATCCGTTACAGTAGAATCTTTGCGCTCTCCAAGTGGTGCAGATTCTTGGCATCACAAGAAAGGTTATTTGTCTTTAGCTGCAGTAGAAGGTTTTATTCATCACCGTGAAAACGGACAAGTAGCAAGACTTACACACCTTTTCTAAAACTTTTTTGTTAAAAACGTAACTTTTTTTGTTAACAATTCGTTTTTATTGTTAGATTTGTGTATACACTTAATTTAACACTTATGAACAGAACAGAAACACTTGAATTGCTTTTAGAAATAGAAGAAGCAATCAAACACTTTGAAAAAAGAATAGACGATGCCGAGTGGTCTAACGGCTTTGGATTGGGTTTAGAAATGCCAAGCATTAGAAAGAAAAACATGCATAATATTGTTATATACACTATGTGCATCGGCAGATTAAACGAACGATTTACTAAACAACTTAACACACTTAAATAATGAAAGACGGAATAAAAGATACGATTTACGGCATAGTATATTTATGCACTTTGGCTACGATGTATTACTACACTATTTTAATATTTGGATAAGATGAAAGGAGAAATAGAAATATTTAAGAACGAAGACGATATAGTAGAGTTTGGAATACATGATACTGAGTTTCGTGTTTGCATAGAAACTGAAACGTATTGGGAAGAAGAACCTGTAAGTTTTAACGGAATAACGGACGAAATTGACTACGATGCACGGTTAGTCATAGTCTACTTTGTAAGAATGGACACGCTAGAATGTCACGGCACTATGTACTATTCTAAAGAAGATATATGCTCAGAACTAGAACGAATGTTAAACGAAGATAATTAAAGATGGCTAAACAGGAATACGAAGTAAAGTACATATTTAATATTTTCAAGTACAAACTAATCATATTTAAAAAACTATAAAAAAATGAACGATCCTTTTAAACTAGAATTTTGGGACAACTTCAACAACAGTCTCTATTTTGATTACTTACTAAAACGTGAAGAAATGTTAAACACTTACAAAATAACGTACAAACAATACGCAGGTAGTGACACGAACGCACCTGTAAGCTACGCAATAAAATACTTAAAGGCATACAACAGACACGATGCAATAAACGCTTTTAAACTTTGGAAAGGACTTATAATAAAAGTAGAACTATGCGACTAATAGAAATAATTTTTTGTGCACTAATAACTTGGATATATGCTAGACTTGATTAAACAACTAATAAAGAAAGACGGACTTGACACAGAAGCAAGACACGCACCACTAATACACCGTAGAATGTACCTATATAACGTTATGCGTAGACACGGTATGATTTATGAAAACATAGGCGAATACTTTAACCGTGATCACGCAACAGTTATGCACGGAATAAAACGTTACCGGTATTTGATGGAAGTAAAAGACGAAGTTTTATTAACAGACATAGAATACTACCAAACGTTGTTTGTAGATAAAGACGGAACTAAGAAAGAATACAACCTAGAAGAAGACGTACGAAAAGCAACTACTTTAGGTGGTCTGAACATAATTAAAAGACGTTTAGAAAATAATTTATATTAAGAAAATGAATCAAATACAAAAACTAGAAACTTGGAAAAAAGATTTGGCACTTGCAGAAACTTTTGAAGAAATAAAACTACACGATTCGGTTTCGGCAGCAGCAGCAGAATTTGCACGAAGAAACAATTTAGCTTTAGAAAAACAAAATGAAATAGGGAAATTTCGTGTAGATGTAGAAACAAAAAAAGGCGAATGGCTTAATCAAAACTATCCTAATGGTGGTAAGCGAGGCAACCAATATAAATCTGCCAGAGTCGAACAAGACGACTCTGGCAAAATGCCAGTTTCAAAAGACGAAAGTTCAAGAGCAAGAAAGATTAAAAACACGGAAGAAGAAAAGTTAGAACAAATTATGCACGAAATAGAGCAACGTGGCGAAGTAATTACACCTAACAACGTGCATAAAGAAATACGCAAAAAAGAAAATATAGAAAGGAGAGAAAAAATAAAAGACCAATTTTCACAAGCACCACAACTACAAACTAAAAAAACATATAGGGTCATCTACGCAGACCCTCCGTGGCTATATGATAAGGGCAAAGAATTAAGTGATAGTTATGGAGATGTTTCAAAACACTACCCACCTATGGAATTACAAGATATTTGTGATTTACCTGTTAGCGAATTATGCGACAAAAATAGTGTTTTATTTTTGTGGGCAACTGCACCTAAACTACCCGAAGCACTAGAGGTAATGAAAGCTTGGGGCTTTGAATACAAAACGAATGTGATATGGGATAAAGTAGGTCATAATTTTGGTTATTATTTTTCTGTAAGGCATGAAATTTTACTTATAGGTGGAAAAGGAAGCAGCACACCGGATAATAGAAAACTACACGATTCAGTAATTAGTATTGAAAAATCAAAAAAACACAGTGAAAAACCACAATATTTTAAAGAGCTTATAAATACACTATATACTGAGGGCAACAAAATAGAGTTATTTTGTAGAGAGTCAAGTTTAAATTTTGATGCATGGGGTAATGAAATAACTACAATATGAGGCAAAATATAAAATTTGATTTTTGGAATAGCAATCAAGTTAAGTATGAATCTATACAACAAAAAAAAATAAATACTATCTATGAGAATTTAGGTTATGTTGTAGACAGAAGTAAAAACTGTAAAGATTTTGATCTAACACTTGATAATGGTTTTATGGTAGAAACTTATGAAGAAAAATTTAGAGCAGAAAACACGGAGAGGTGGAAGGACTTTGGTGTTGAAATTTTACAAGATATTTTAACAAAAAATCTAGGATGGTTTTATACAACAAAAGCAGACTATATAATACAAGTACACCAAGACGAACAAAAAAATAACTGTGTCTATTTTGTAAAATGGTCAATGTTCAAAACTTGGTTTCAGCATAATTATAAAAGCGTAAACACGGATTTAAAACAGTGTAAAACAGGTTTTGGATTTACTCTTAATATTTACATAAAGTGGGAACAATTACCTAAACACATATACGAAAGAATAGAAATTTAATTAATTTTGCAATGTTGGTAGGACAATCAAATTTTTTTAAGTGTGACGTTAGTAAGTGTTCCTACCCACTGAAAGCGTTACACTTTTTTTTATAACCTTATGGCAGATAACAAGACAAGCTTTTTACTTTATTGCGACTTAATACACACCGTTCAAAAGCTAAGTGATGAACAGGCAGGTAAGCTGTTTAAGCACGTTTTAGAATACGTTAACGACTTAAATCCGGAAACAGAAGACTTACTTACAGAAGTATGTTTTGAACCAATTAAACAAAACTTAAAACGTGACCTACGCAAATACGAAGAAATTCGCAAGAAGAAAAGCGAAGCAGGTAAAAAAGGAATGGCTAAACGATGGGCAAAAGATAACAACGATAACACCTGTTATAAACCGATAACAAAAATAACCGATAATGTTAATGTTAATGTAAAAGATATATATAGAAGCTTTGCACATCTGTCTATGTCTGTAGAACAGTTTAACAAGTTACAGGTAGACTACACGAAAGAGCAAATAGATTCGTGTTTAGATAGCATCGAAAACTTTAAAAACAACAAGAAATACAAATCATTATATTTGACTGCAAAGAATTGGCTAAATAAAGAACCAAAACACGAAGAAGACAAACTTACACAAAAAGCAAAAAGGTTAGGATATGCTTAGAAAAGGCGAACAACTAAAATACTTACTTGACTATAGAGACGGTAAAATAAAACAAGGTTTAGAAATAGGTTGCGAACTTGACAAGCATATAGTATTTAAACCTAAACAACTGAATATAATTTTAGGACACGACAACGTTGGAAAATCGTACTTCGTCTTTTGGTACTTTTTGACACTTGCACTTAAACACGAACTTAAATTCTGTCTATGGGCAGGTGAGAATAGTTACGGTCAAATACTTCGTGATATGATACAGATGTTTACAGGTAAACCGTACAAAACCTTAAGTCATAAACAAATAACAAGTGCAGCCACTTACCTAGAACAATACTTTGACTTCATAGACAATTCAAAGCTTTACAAACCTGCAGAACTTTTAGAACTATTCAGACAGTCAGATGCTAACGCTTGTTTGATTGATCCATACACCGGACTAGATAGAAAGATGGGTTACGAAGGCAACTACGAATTTTTAAATATGTCTAGGCAATTTGTAAACGAAACAGGCAAGACTATCTACATAAACACGCATCCAACTTCAGAAAGTGGTAGAGGTGGTAACATATTTCCTGTAGGTCATAATTGGGCAGGACATCTTAAGCCACCTATGGCTGCACACATAGAAGGAGGTAAAAGCTTCTTAAATAGATGCGATGACTTTCTAGTAATACACAGACTTGTAAAACACGAATCAATGAAATATGTAACTTTAATTTCTGTAGACAAGATAAAAGACACAGATACAGGAGGTCAACAAACGTTGTTAGAAGACTATATATTTTGTGAATTTAATCGTGGTTTAGGTTTTGAAATAGGAGGCGTAAACCCACTTAAAAAAATACGATGAACACACTTGAAATACTAAAAGCAAAAATAAACCTAAAGACTACGATCATAAAGTTTAAAGCAAGTCTTGACGAACTTGTAGAAAAACACGAAGGCAGAACAGACTTAATAAATTCTATGAAAGAAAGCTTACAAGACATAGAACACTTTAATTCCGTTTTTATGAAGTTTGAAGAAGAATACTATTTAGAGTGTAAAGCTAATCTTAGAAATCAAATAATTATTGCAGAACATAAACACGAAATAGACAAGCTCAAAGAAATTATAAACGATGCTAAATTAGAATTATGAAATGCCCACAATGCGGAGAGTCAATAAAATGGCAAGAGCAACACGAATACGAAGACTTTAACTTAGAAGGCGAAGGAGTAATAAACGTACACTTATGCACTAACATAGTTTGTAACGTGGAGGAGGTTTACATATTTCAAAAAGACGATTGAAAGTAACCGATAAAATAGAAATAACAAACGAAGATAATATGGCTTTAATGTCAAGGTATGATGACAATCATTTTGACTTAGCTATTGTTGATCCGCCTTATGGTGTTTTAAATAAAACTAAAAGAGGTGCGCAAAGAAGCCCAAATAAATATAAAGTAAGAGCTGAAAGTTGGGATATAAAACCTAATAAATGTTATTGGCAAGAGTTATTTAGAGTTAGTAAAAACCAAATTGTTTGGGGTGGAAATTATTTTACTGATAATTTATACGAAAATAATGCTTGGATATTTTGGCATAAAAAAAACCCTGTTGATAATTATGCTGATGGCGAGTTAGCTTGGACTTCTTTTAAAAAAAAGCAATTAAAATATTTTGATTATATGTATTATGGTGCAATCAATTCAGAAAAAAACAGATTTCACCCAACACAAAAACCACTTAAGTTATACGAATGGTTATTAATGAATTACGCAAAAGAGGGAGATAAGATTTTGGATACGCACTTGGGTTCTGGTTCAATAGCTATTGCTTGTCATAATTTAGGTTATGAATTAAACGCTTGTGAACTTGACAAAGAGTATTACGATGCTTCAATAAAACGAATTAAAGACCATATAAGCCAACAAAGACTATTTTAATGCCGCGTTGTAAAAACTGCAAAGAAAAATTTGAAGCCAAGCACTTTAATCAAAAATATTGCTTTAAGTCTGAATGCGTTAAGGTATGGGTAGAAACTGCAAAGGTTAAAAATTGGAAAAAAGAAAAAAAAGAACTAAAAGAATCTTTAGAAACCGTTCAAAGTTTAACTAAAAAAGCACAACGTTATTTTAACGCATATATAAGGGCAAGAGATATGGCAAAAGGTTATTCGTGTATTTCTTGTGGTAAGCCATTACGCAAAGGCAATATAGATGCCGGTCATTACTATTCTGCAGGTGGACACGGTTCTGTTAGGTTCAATCCTTTGAATTGTCACGCACAATGTAGTAGACCGTGCAACAAAGATAAAAGCGGTGATCTATTGAACTACCAAATCGGTATAGAAAAACGAATAGGAGGCGAAGAACTGTTTAAGCTGCACGAAGAAGCACACAAAACACGCAAGTACACAAGAGAAGAATTAAAAGATATAATAAAATTGTATAAACAAAAAGTAAAAGATATGAAATAAAACACTATATTTGTATACACAAACACTTAATTTAATACACTATGAAACATTTATTTAAAGCACTTGCAGCTTTTCAGCAAGAAGTAAAGCCAATATTCAAAGGCACAAAAGGTTATGGCTATTCGTATGCAGACTTACCTACAATCTTCGACAAGATTAATCCACTACTAGAAAAACACGGTCTAGGATTCACACAACTAATTAACACACACGAAGAAGATAACTACTTAAACACTATTATCTTTCACGTTGAAAGTGGGGAAACGTTAGAATCAAACACACTTATTCCACAGGCAACACTAAAAGGCATGAACGACTACCAAAGCTTCGGTAGTGGCGTTACTTACTTTAGACGTTATGCACTATCTTCTGCACTTGGTTTAGTAACCGACAAAGACACGGATGCTGCAGGTGAGCAAGTACCTGTAGTTAAGAAAGACAAACTATCTAAAGAACGTTTTAAGGATGCGTTAAAAGCGGTACAAGAAGGTAAGATTACGAAAGACAAACTTACAGACAAGTTTGCACTAACTAACGTACAATCTAAAGCACTTGAATTATGCTAAAGATTCGCTGCTCTTCTATTGGTAAGATAATGACTAACAGTAGAAGTAAAACAGAAACACTAAGCAAGACCTGTAAGACATACTTACAAGAACTTGCAATAGAAGAAATGTACGGCAAACGTAAAGAGTTTAGTAGTAGATACACGGACAAAGGCAACCAAGTAGAAGACGATGCAATAAAGTTAGCAGAAAGCGTTTTAGACTTAGGTTTTATGATCAAGAACGAAGAACACTTCGAAAACGACTACCTAACAGGTACACCCGATGTAAACACGGACATAGTCTTAGACGTTAAGTCTTCTTGGGATGCTACAACGTTTCCGTTTTTTGCTGAAGAAATACCTAACAAAGAATATTATTTTCAGCTTCAAGGTTATTTAGCACTTACAAACAAGACTAAAGCTTACTTATGTTATTGCTTAGTAAACACACCTACACTTATGGTAGAAGACGAAGTAAGACGTGCACATTGGAAAGAACACTTAATAGACGAAAACGAAGAACTTCGTAACCACGTTGAAGCGCAGCACAACTTTGACA